GAGACGGGGGATGCTGAGGCGGGTCGTTCTACGACGCCGTCGTATTCCCTGAAGGATGTCGAGTTTATTGCTTCGAGCGTCTCGCCTCCAGCAGCCTACCAGCAGGGGATGATGAAGAAAGCATCGACAAAGGAGGGTCTGTCGATGGACTTTATTACCCCTGAACTTCACCGCTTCAATCAGGTTAGTACTTCGGGTCTGGTTCAGTCGCAGATTCCTACCCTCGCTCGACGGGGGAAGGCGGTGTTCGTCCAGACCATTCCCCAGTCTTCGTACCGGACGCTATCAAAGTCTGGGTTTTCGGGGGTTCCCGATTCTGCCAAGGATTATCAGTTCGTTAAGGGGGCGGAACTCGTCCCTTCTCGCCCTGTCCCGCTCGGTCGCTACTCTCAAGCAGTTGCAGGCGCATCAGGACAGGTGCGGAACGAACCGCTGCATACGAGTGAACTCCAGAAGGCGCTGATTAACATCGGACAGCCCGTCTACTCGCTTCAGAGAATCGCTGAATCGTTCGTTCTGGCGCGGAGTTTCAACAAGTACGGACAGATTACCGATCTAAGCGGCGAAACCCTTTCGCTTCGGGTTGACTACTCTGCGGCTGGTTCCCAGAAAATCTTCAATCAGTTTATTTTCAAGCTTGCCCGTCTGACGATGGCTGCAGGGATGACGATGATTGAATCTTAATTTTATAACGTCTAAAATGAACCTCCCCGAAGTACAACTCGAGGGCGAAGGCTTAGATGCGACCGTTGTTGTCGTTTCACTTGGATTGATGATGATGGGTGCTATTTATCTAGTCCACACGTTCGGTAAAATACTTTGCTGTTGTTAATTAAAAAAATAATTTTTAATTACCTATAAAAAATGTCTTCTGGTATGCAGATTACTCAGGTAGAGAAGTTCGAGGTGCTTCCGTCAAATCAGCCTTCCAATAACATCTATTCTTTTCGTAAGGGCAATCCCATCGTTACGTTCAACGTTGGATCGACTGCCAAGCTCCTGCGCGCTTCGTCTGTGCGGATCAACGGCGTGCTGACCGTCCACGATGCTGCTGGTAGTCTGCCGTCGTCTACGGGAATCAACCAGGGACGGGCGGGTGGTAGCCCTGGTGCTACTTCTACGAAAGTGGAAATCAACTCACGGGTAGGGACGAGTGGGATGTTCCAAAATGTCAACATCGCCTCTAACGACACAGGGCAGACACTCGAATCGGTGCGCCAGTATGGTCGCCTTTGTGCTTCGGTACTTTCGAGCACGCACTCGAGTGAAGATTTTCTTCACAATACTGCCGTCACCGAGCTAAACCCTGCTGTCGATACTGCCAGTGCTAATATGGTCTCCAACAGCACCCACTTTTCGGTTCGTCTCTTTGCAGGGATGCTGCAGGGTGGGAACGCTATTCCCATGGGTGCGAACGGCGTTCGTGGTCTCACGATTACTCTCGAACTCGCTTCCGACCAGCAGTTCCTCAAGGGTGCTGATGCTGGTGATGCTGGTGGTGCGTCCTATGAGATAAAGGATCTCTCGCTGACTGGTGACTACTTGGTGCTTGACCCAGCATCTACGGCGAAACTCGCCATCCCTGGTAATGGTGGGTTTGCCTACAACTCGTGGAACAACCTTTACTCTGTCATCGATTCTGCCGATTCGACGCAGACGTACAACCTGTCGCAATCCAACGTCCTCAAGGTCTTCCACAATTTCCTACCGGTTTCGTATTCGAACAACTACGCTGCTGATTGCTACAAGACCGATCTCCCCGAGCTGTCGGGTGCTACGTCGGTGTTTGACCCAGCAGCACCAACGTACGCGCAGATTAAGAAGGTTGCCTTCTCCCGTGCGGGTATGAAGCTTGCGCTCGATTATGATATCGATGTCGAGGCTGCTTCGTCGGCGCTCCGTCCCCAGACCCAGCTGGAGATCAATTACCTCAACGCCATCTCTCCGTACTCTACCCTCTCCCACACTTTGCAGCAGCCACTCCTCCTCGGTTTCGGCGGGAATGACCGCAAGCCGTACGATCTTACACTCGATAGCGTTGCGACCGTCGAGGCAGGTGCTAAGAACTTTGGGATTGGTATCAACGTCGATCCGGTCTCGGGTGTTGGGCTTGACTTTAGGGGGCAGTCGTATGCGACCCGAATCACTTCTACGCTCGATGGCAAGTCGCCGAATGCGGTATTTACATATGTCTTGGCGAAGAATATGCTTCAGTATACCCCGCAGGGAATTCAGGTGATGTCGTAATCTTGAACTTCGATAATTAAAAAAATAATTTTTAATTACCCCATTAAAATGAGTCTGCCTGCTGTTCTCAACGTTGCGACTATCCCGACCATCGAAAATATGGAGGTGAAGACCGAGGTGCTTGATCCTATCACGCTCACCGACACACAGGCTGTCTTCCAGATTCCGAAGACGGGTATCCTCGACGGAGGCTCGATGCTCCAGCTGGGTGTCCTCGCTGACGCTACCCAGTTTTTCCCGCTCACAACTGGCATCCACGGTGCCATCAAGTCGGTCTTTCTGAAAGTTGGTGGCAAGGTGTTGGCGTCCAACGACGACTACGCGCATTACACTACGATGATGCGGCAGTTTGAGACCCCCGAGCATCGGGCATATGTCGATATGGTTAAGTCGGGTGCTACGGGTGATCGTTGGGGCGTTGTCGGTTCGGGGCGTCTAGCGTTCCGTGATCTCGACGCTACTCTTGACGGCGGGGGCGACCAGACCGCCGATGTGTTCTCTGTCCCAACGCTGATGCGTCCAACTCTCGTCGATACTACGACCCCTCTCTTCACTATCCCTCTCTCTACGCTCCTCCCCATGATGCGCTCTCGTCAGCTTCCTCTTCTGGCAATCAAGGATCACGTGTATCTTGAGATTAACTTTAACACGCAGGCTGCGGGTGCTCCTGGCAAGATTGTCTGCTCGAACAAGGGGTCTGAAGCCTCTTCTGCTGTCTCGCTTTCGAAACCTAACATCAAATTTATTTCGGATCATCTCTACTACACACAGCCACAGATGTCGGGTATCGTCGCCCAAACGCTTACGGCACAGGGTCTTTCGGTTCTTTACGAAGATCTTATTACGACGTTTGCTTCGATCCCTGCTCCTCCTGACCCTCTTACTAGTGTAGTCCCTCAGGTGGTTGAACGGCAGATTGCGGTTTCGGGTAAGACGATTCGTCATGTAATGATAGCATCTAAGAATCAAAGCGAGGTGCATAAAGTTCACGGCGAGTATTTTTCGCGCGACCTAATCATCCCTACAGAGTACAACTTCCGTATCAACGACCAGCGCATTTACGACAGAGATGTTGTCGCTCCGCCTCGCAAGTACCAGGAACTTTCGGCTGTTACGGGGAAGCCTCTTATGGTTCCTTCCCAGATTTATTCGTTCGATACCGATTCGGAGAAAGAAAATCTCCCGACAAAGGCGCTTAATCAGACTTCGGTGTCTATCGGTAAGGTGTGCGGGCATCAGATGGTTGCCGCCGACGGCACCGTTACGGATGGTGATCTACGCGCAACAAGTTCCTATATTGGCTACGACGCAACGACCTCTGGGATGAATACGCTTGGTAATGGTGCACGGATTGGTGTCAAGCCAATCGCTCTCCAGATGACGCTACACCGTTGGAAGAAGACCGGTGGGGTAACGGTCACTTCGGAGGATAAAGCACGGGACCTCCGTATTTTTACTGGCGTCGAACGTGTCTTTAACCTGAAGAACGGCGTTATTACTATTTCGGCTTAATCGATAATACAATATTAATAAATTTATTAATATAAACTATATAAAATGTCTAAGTACATTATGATAGAGGCGAATAGGATAAATGGAAAACGAAATTACGGGGGGATTTCCGAGGCTCAGGACACTTACAAAAATAAGTGGACGAATAACGTTAATTCTTCGGGTATCCAAATCGATCCTGGTGATGTCATTGTTTGTGAAGGTTCGGCGATCAATACCATTGGTGCTACAGACCAGACAGTGGAATTTACAGGGGAAGAAAATACGAATGGTTTTGTAGATCACAAAGTCTCTATGAATATGGCGTATTATGTAAACGATACAGGGTTTAATCTAATTAATTGTCCGCTGTCTGCCACCCAAACGTCGATTGGTTATACAACCGAAACAACTGGAGCCGATATCGACCAGATGTTACTTGCACCTATTGGGACACTCCGAAAACGATTATCGGCTCGTTGTATTGGCGAAACCTACTTGGAGGAGGGTGGTAACAACCATCCCACTTATACTGTAGGACCACCACGTAAAGGGTTTATACCTAATCTTCTTCGAGCCTTACCTAATCGGGGACTTGTTTATAGTATTTCCCTCGATCCTTTGCAGACGGGTAAGAATTATATAATAGATAAGGTTTACGATGCTAAAAAAGTAATAAATGCCGACCCTAACACCGGTAAATATTTTGGTGATGGTATGACGATTAAGGTACTCGATGTTCGAAGCGAAGCTGGAAACCCTGATATGCCTAGCAAAATTCAACTCCAAGATCCCGGTGGTTTAGTTAACCCAGATGGGACGAAGGTAGGTCAGGGTCCCTTCAATTTCAACGACTGTCCTTTTGAAGTAATCATTGGTGATGGTAATGGCGATGAGATACAGATTGTAAAGGTAGAGTCGTATATCAATACAAATTTTCGTACAAAGGTGCCAATGGAAGCAGATGGTCGTCGGTATTATTTTGGACCCCAAGACTGGACGGGGTGTTGTTTGTCGCAGTACACAGGGCAACCCAGCGACGGAAATGGCAAGGATTTAGGTAATCTCCAACCGACATTTGAGTACCGACAAACGAAAGTTGATATCCAAGTCCCTGTTGGTTTGTCGACACCAACAAATATCGCTGGTTTAATTACCGACCAACTTCACGCACCTACTCGGATGACTATCGCCAACAACATAAGCCCAGCATTTGACAATAACACCGTGGACTTTTCGGCATATAAACAGCGAACTATAAAACAAGACGAAACGACTGATTATGTTCGTCCACCGCTTATCTCGACACCGACCTATAAACCGTTCCCTGCAGGGAATAGTGCCGCCCAACCAAACCAAGAGATGGATACGTTTTCGGGCGTTCGGCGTCAGTTTTATAGTCAATTTTGTATGGATAATCCTGATAAATTTGCGGGATTACAGTATACACGCCAATTGCGGTATGGACTTACCAACGATGACGTCAACAACCAAGTAAATTCGGGGGGAGGTCAACTTTCATCGTGTGGCGATTTTGGAAACCAAACGATAGGTTATCTCGGCGTTAATCAAGCGATTATGCACTCGGCGGGTAGCGAATCACGAGATCCAAGTGACCTTAAACTCCAATTGCACGACAAGGGTGCGTATATTGTTACCAATACGTACTTTACTGAAGAGACTGTTCGTACTATAGCGAACGGGTTTCGACGGGCTGAACGTTATTACGATGATCTCAGTAAACCTGTTGACCCCGATTCAGATACATATAAGAAGGGGTTGGCGGTCGCTATGGATATAGGGTTGTATTGTGAGGAAGTTTGTAATGCGTATCCACTTACACCATCGGACAAAGATAATGCGGTGATTGGACCAATCCCAAATCAACGTCAACGCTTCCTCGGTGGTTATGAAGCCCATTTTAACAGCGGAGGGAACACAACCGACAACTTCAAAGGACTAAAATTTGTTGATGAAGGGGCACAAGATTTAACTACCGATAATAATGCTGTTTTTACCGAAAAATGCCGAGGGACGATTCCCTTTGGAAACGAACAACACCGAGATACTATCGCAAAGAATGACGGGCAAGAACTGAGTTCATTCGTTTTCACGTCTCGGTACGATGGGGATAAACCATTTAGTGAGTCTCAGAGCACCTCCGCTTACGAAAAGTTATACAGTAGACTTAGTAGTCAAGGGGCTGACGAATTTAGTGTCAACGGACAGAGCATTTCCGACACGTTTACACGAACCTACACCGATACCGACCCTGCGATTGGAACACAAACGATTGAGGAGTTGATGGCGTTGACCGTAAAGTATGACGTTGCGCTTATCCCTGTCTTTCCAAAGGTAGGAGACGCCGATTATTATAAATTCGGTGGACGCCCCTATGTTGCTTACAAATCGCACTACGCCGTTGGATCACCGGGTACAGGTTCAAACTTCAATCCCGCTAACCCTTCACGGGAACAGAAATGGCAGATCGACACTAAGAATACATTTTTTGGAATCCAGCTCGGTCTCGACCCCTCGGCGATAAGAAATAATATCTCGTTATTATACAACACCAATTACGCTACGATGAAGGATGGCGACAGCGATTTGGCGACCTACTCGTCTGTTCTCTACATGGGGGCGGTCAATCCATCGCTCGATTTCGATACGACGTTATCTCGGTTCCAATGGACGGGGTTCAATACACCGTTTACGTTAGGGAACGGCACACCAGGTCTAAACCAAGACAACATCGATGCAAGCGACAGCCCCCAAGAACAAGTTTATGGTGTGGCTGTTCGTGGTGCGATTTCTGATACGGTCACTGGTTCATTCGGAACCCCTGTAACTTACGACGGTGTCAATTACGGCAAAAATGTTAAAAAAACAATAATGATGTATGCAGAATCCGAGTCGGAACGATTTCTCGATTCGTTGTCGGGGTTATCGTTTCTAGATATAATACTCTACGATGGTGCAGGTAACAAAACCACTTTCGATTACAAGGGAGGCAAGATCGTTGATGGGGAGACGACGAAGGTAGACTGGCATCCAACTGATATTCAGAACACTTTGTTGGGTAAGATGGGATTTGAGCTGAGACAAATGCTTCCGGTCGTTGGTAGTTCACAGGCTACTTTCACTGATGAGATATCGTTCAAAACCGACTTTAGTACGCCACGGACGAGAATAACCCAAACACCTTGTCCTATGACGACGGGTGCCTATATCTCGTCGGCGGAATTTCAACCCGTCGGTTCAAATTCAAAAAATTATCCTTTGTATAACTTATATCCTAGTGTTGGATTACCAGCACAGCCTACGGTGTCGCAAGCCTCAATAACAGCGTTCAATTTACCGCAAAAGCTCGATTACCCTTATCTATTGGTTTACTCTTCGTTGATGGCAGACGGAACCGATACGACTTACTACGGCGGATGTGATGGAAAATCCAAGCTCCCGTGTATTGGCTACATCTCCCGTCAGTATTCCGGTGGCGATTATTTCTATGGTCTCGAACAGGCGTTTAGTTATACGGCGAACAAATCGTTCACTGTTACTGATATAAATACGGAAATTCGTCTTCCTGACGGATCACGTCCCCGTCTCCAACCGAATTCGGGTGTGATCTACAAGATCACCAAACCAATATATCAACCCCCTCCTTCGCCACCAGCAAAAAAATAAATTTTATATGTAGCATATAAAATGAGTATCGCAAAAGCTGATCTCAGCATTGAATCAAATAGACCAGACGTTAGAGAGAGAATGATTAGGGGTCGTGATACACCTGTAGATAGCATAATCAGACCGAATACTTATTACAGGGCAACAAAACAACCAAAAGCAGGATGGGGTACACATCGTTCTCAACTTGGCGATGAAAAAGGAAAACCGACAGGTCCAATAGTAGAACACCCCGATACTGTTGGGTTTCCTGGTACTCCAAGGAACGCAATGAACGCCGTATTTAGAGGAAGAACGGTCTATATGGCAGACACCTCCCAGGGGGCGATGAATTTTATTATGGAAACTCCAAGTTCCCGAGATTATAACTGGGTGATTCACAAGATAGAAACAGGTCCAGGCAAACACAACAAGGTGATCCAAAGAATTGCCCCGCCACAGGGGAAAACAATGCGCCCAAATGACTCAAAACACACAAGACCAATACAAATCACACACGAAAGTCTAAAGGGTCAATTTAGTCTAGCCAATCCCGATTACCAATATATTGAAGGAGTAGCAAAGAGAAAGGGAAATACTGCCAAAGATGCCAAAGAAGTCAAACAAGCCAAAGAAGACTTAGCAAAAATCGACAGAGGGTTGGGTAGGATTGCGATTCAATATGCGACGAAAGTATCCGCAGTTAACAGAGAGCACCTAACTCCGTCGGTTGCTAAAAAACATATAACATTACACGGGTCTTACCAATTTAGAGGGAATGCCGCCGGTGATAAAAAGATTACCAAGGAGGATTTTAGAAAATACGGAGGTAGAGACTTAGCAAAAGTAGAGGCTGCGATAAAGACGTATTCAGACTTGAGAACTGCGGTAAGACAGACGATGAAGCAGGCTGCTGACAAACTTAGGAAACAGGCACGTGCACCAGCTCGACCTCCACCACCTCAACGTGCATTAGCTCGACCTCCACCTAGCCACGAACACAACTGATTAGATTTTAACAATATTGTTATACCTTAAACGCATCGACGGACA